AGTGAAGGTAGCACTTGATGAAGTGTTTTCAAAGACTTCAAATTTTGCTCCAGTAGTTAAGGCCAACCAAGCACCACCAGAATAAAACTCAAGAAAATTATTATTACCACCACCTTGAGTATTCAAACGAAAATCACCCTGACTTAAATCTCCTCCTGTAGGTCTGTTCGCATCATTACCAGCAGGCAATGTTATTGATTTACCAGAAAAATTTGGATCTGCTGTAGGTGCTAATCCTAAATTTGTAGATAAAGAACCTAAAGTGATCCACCCATTATTTGATCCATTTCTTAGCTTTAATTTGTTGTTTGCAGTATCAACCCAAGTTTTATACGCAACTGTAGTTGTAGGAGCACTAGAACCTGAATTATTTGTTTGAATATCTCCTAAGATATTGTTTAATTCAGACCTAAATTGAGAACCGCTAAGGTTTTCAACAATGTAATCTCTTTGATTAGTCATTTAATAACCTGATTGATTGACAGTAGACACTTGATTACCAAACCCAGAAGCACCCCATACAAAAGAACGGGCTTGACTACTATCGTTGGTTGTATTTTTAAATACTACTTGAAATCCTGTTCTTGTAATATTGCTAACTTCAAAGAAATCACCATCTTCTCTATTAATATTTGATTGAGTTATAAATACACTTGGAGGTCTGTAAAAACCCGCCGAAAAATCTACCTGTAAAGGACCAGAGCCAGTAGTAATTGGTTCCGTAATACTTTCTGTTCTAGGTTGCAGCTCAACAACTACTCCTAATCTTCGTACGGCAATGTTTTGATCTGTGTTTGAGCTTGTTAATTGTAATTTAAATTCTATTGCTCTTGCTCTAACTAAAGAACCTACAAGAGGCTGCCAATTGCTCCATGTTGGTGATGAATTAGGATTGTTATTTGTTGTTCTATAATAAAGAATTGCATTACAATCGCTAGATGTTAAAGCCAATTCATCATCAATAAGTCCCCACGTATCAATCAAATCGTTTTTACTGTCCCAAAGGCTTTCATCATCAAACATAAAACTGTTCAATTGTTTTTTTAAATTCACGTCATAGATTTGTGTTAAATCAACAGAATTAGAGAAATAATATTCACCAGTTGCTGCTGTTACGTTATTAGAGACTGACAGTTTTAAAGAATCTAAAGTTGAATCATATGTTGTATTAGTTTTTGAACCTGTAAAATTAGCTGTATGTTCATCAACAAAATCCACTAAAAAACGATTGCTTACAGAAGGCATTACGACAGTTGCTTTTGTTGCATCCCAATCTGCTAATAAATTTGAAGACGGCCCTGTTGATTTTCGGCCGCCATCATCTTCAAATTTCACAAGGTAAGCATTGACCCCAGGTAACAATGGAACTTCTGCACTAGTTGAATTTCCTGGCAAAGTTTGATTTAAAGACTGTTGTGCATCTGCCCACCTTGCAGATGGATTATCTGATTGAGCTATTAACACTTTTCCACCAAGCAATACATCTTTTTCAGTGCTTTTGTTCCACTGAAGTAAGCCTCTATCCTGATCAATTGGAGTTAAAGTTACTCCAGTAACATCTGTTGGAGGTGCTGTTTTTCCAATTGATGTATGTGTTTTAGTAATAGGAGTTACTGACCTTAATCCTGACGCACTAATGCTATAAACTTCAATTTCATATGTTCCAGCAACTACATCTAAAATTTCTGTTTGTTTTGTTTTTTCTGATATTCTTGATTCCCAATTATTATTATTATATCTAAAACGAACATAAGCATTAGCAGTGTTATTTGTCCAAGAAATTATTATTTTTACTCTTGCATTTCCTAAATTTTCATAAATTAATTCAGTCGTATCTATTCCTGTAGGAGTTGCAGGAGCTACATTTAGATTTGTAATAGTTCTTGTCGTTAATGATATACCACTTTCAACAGCATTATATTTAGAAGAATTATAGGAAACAGCAGTAATCCCATAGTTTATTCCATCTTGTTCTTCTACTGAGACAACACGCCATGTTGATGTTTGTATATTTGAATTTTGATAAACCCATAACGAATTGGCATTAGGAGCAGCAGAGAAACTAGAAGATAAATTGACAACACCTGATGAAATACTGCTTATAGATTTAGTTTCAACCGTGCCATTAGGGAGAATGACAGAAAGAGTGGGACTACTAGAAACCACTAAGCCTGTTGCATCATCAACAGTAATAGCAGTCGTTGTTGCACTTTTTATACGTCCTGACTTTCTAGATCCTGCTTTCATTTCATCGGCTATTTCTATTACTTGTCCTGGCCTACAAAGTACCCCTGCTTCTATAGAAGTAACGAAAGTGCAAGTCTCACGTTCATTATTTTCTGTATATAAAAGCCACTCTCCTAGTCTTCTAGCCTGCCCTCTACTAGTACAAGCAAAAGCATCAATATTTTTGACAATAGAACCATATTTTGAAATGTTTGCATTGCTTTTCACCTCTTCATATCCAAAATCCCTTAATTCATTATCAAAGTATCTAACAACAGCAACAGTAGCTCTGTTCTTTTGACTACTCGTTTGATATGTGAAACCTGGCTCTAATACATTTGCGATACTAAATAAATAACTAGTATCTTGAGGAGAATCTTGTGTTAAAGAAACAGAACCTGCTTCCCAATAAGCTTGTGCCCTAAATACAGAACATAATTGATTAATTACAGTATAGGCTTCTTGTGCTGGTTGCAAGCAAAACGAGGCTCAGTGCCTCCAGCTCCATCACTAATTTGAGCACTAGAATAAACACTAGCGGCATAAAAGGAAAACTTATCTAAATCAGCATCAGCTAAATAAATACCTAATCCATACCTAGAAGAAGTTAACAAATCAAATAAAATCCAAGCTGGGTCATTTGTGACTACCGCCGCCCCTAAAGTTCCATTAAATGTTCCTGAATAAGAAAGACTTCCATCAGCTCTAACTGTTGCATTGTGAGGTACTCGAACTGTTTTGCCCTTAATTAAATATGTT